TAAGGCAGCGGTCTTGAAAACCGCCGTAGGTGGAAGCCTACCGTGGGTTCGAATCCCACCCTGTCCGCCAACATCTCAATGCGAATCAATGAGATGGGCCTCAAGGGGCCGAAAAATCCCCAGCTTCCGCGCCGTTTTGCCATTAGCGCCCGAACCTCAGAGACTGCCGAAAATGGCAAAATCGGTCTCTGACCGGCTTTCGTCTCTTTTCACCCGAACCTCCCCGGAAAAGGTTCGGATTAAAAAATATGCTATGTTTCAGTAGGTTAATGATCGGTCGTCGGCGCGCATTTATTTATGCGATCCCGGCAGCCATTGCAGTTAGAGAATCCGAGGTGGGCGTGGTGCCGCGCAATGACGAGCACAAGGCGCGGCCAGATCGATCATAGTCGCGACAGATATTTTTCGGTGTCATCCCAATCAATTTGTGTCCAGAGAGATGCATTCTTGAAATTCATGCCTTGCGAGTTGTGCTTCGGGCCAATTGCGCGAATGACCAACGCTTCCAAATCGCCAATTGTTGTGTTCGTGTCTTCGGACACTTCGCCGTCCGGTTCGCAAAGGCGAAAGACCCCGTCTTTGCCGGGTTCATCGTCGAGCGGCCAGAATCCGAACCAAGAAAACCTGTCCCATTTGCCTTGCAGATGGTCAGAGAGGTGATCCTTGAGACGCTTACCCAGGCCTTGCCGCTTGGTTAGACCCACATAGCAAGGACCATAGTCGTCAAAGAGAATGTAAATTCCTTGTTGGTGGCGAAAATCGGCCACTTGAATTGTATTCCGCTGTGCGCCGACCCTACCAAGTAGGCGGAATGCATCTTTGCTTCCTTGGCCCGGATGCCAATCAATTTCCGATGCACGCCAAAACAGCCCATAGCTTGTAACTCGCATGCATTTTTCCCTCGTCCAAGTTTCCCTTGGACGGCACTATGCGTTTCATCTTCGGGGAGCAATATCCCACCATCTTGGCTCGGAAATGAGGTCGAGAGCCGAGTTTCAATTGTTTCCAAACACCACCGCTTGCTGCGCGGTCCAAGGCAGTTCGGCGGCTGCCGCCATGTCCTTCACTGACACGGTGGGCGACACCCGCCCTATCAGCAGCTGCTCCAGCACGGCGGG